CTAATGCAGTTTTGTTGTTGCCTGAATCTATTGCAACTTGTTCTGCATCACTAAAGATTTTATCAATCTGTTTAGGATCAAGATCAGCTTCTAATAATTTATTAAGTCCTTCTACTAAAGGCCAAACATCTCTTTCCCACTTACCAACATATATGCGTTGTGCTTCGTTAAGATCTTGCCAACCCTCTGCTAGTATCTGTTCTGATTTTAAATTGTAGTGTGTAACTTCGCCTAGTTTCATTTTGCTGTCCTTACAATAGTGCCGCTAGTTCTTTTTTACCATTAGCATCTAAGCTATCAATAGCTTTTTGAATGTTAGCTGGTATGCCACCTGCACCTGCTTGTCCACCTGCTGGTGCGCCAGCACCACCGGCACCCGGTTTCGGTGCGTTAGGATCTCCAGGGGATCCTGGTTCTGTTCCTGCGGCCGCTTGTCCATCTGCAGAATTAAAACTATCTTGTGAAGTTTTCTGTAAGATGTCATCAACCTGTTTAGGTGTTAGCTGTCCTTGTAGACCTTTTAATCTGTTTAATGGTAATCCTTGTTTCTTCATAAAGTTGGATACTTGATCAACTGTTGGTTGTTTAGGGTTACCACCTGTTTGACCCATAAATCCTCTGTATTGTACAAACAATTCCTTGGCTTTTGCGTTCGCATCGTTTTTACCTGTCATTCCTGCGGCGGTGCCTTTGGCACCTACGGCGCCAGCCACTTTTGCACCTACTTTACGTGCAACGTTCCCTAAGACATTACCACCGGGAGCTTCATTAAACGTGTTTTCGCTTGTTATTTGCGTTATTTTCATGGTTTGCTCTCCTGTTACTTTATATTTATACATAATTCATCTCGTAGACCTCTTAAATATCTTATATGCCTCAAACAAGATATAATGTTATTGAGTGTAACACCAAAGAGGTTGTGACTCAGTGCAGTGATGAGTATGAAGCAGATTCAACTGTTGCACAGTTAGTGGATGTAAACCCTAACAAGCAATACGAAGTTGTAGCTGTCGAAGTGTATGATAGTGATGCGTTCCGTTATGGACGTGATCCTGAATTACACTAGTGTCTAGTAGATGAGCAAACAGCTCATCTGTGTTTTCGCTATGCTCAAACACTTTTTTCTTATGTATGATTAATATAAGTGCGAAGCACTTTTGCATCATGTAGATAGTTGAGCCATACTTCGCCCGTCTCCGGACGAAGTCGATAATAGCCATCATGTGAGATAAGCGTACCATCTTAACAAAGTAGATTACATATAATATGTACGGAGGCGGAAACTCGCCAACCCCCTACTACAGCCTTCGCAATAGTCTCGGAACACTAATATACCCCTGTTAAGCAAAGTATATTAACGTTGTGGTTGCTTTTTCTCAGAGCCACGATCTTTTAATGCCTACGTTAGCATCAAGCCGTGCAACGTACCAGTATCCAGTCACAGATCGATGTGACCTCAAGGTAAGTCGAGCTACCCCGACCAAACAATGTTGCTATATAGATGAAATTTAATTTGCCTACACAGTATATTAGTGTACAGTAATTTTTGTTGTTGTAAAAGTGGCTTATTTGCCTTTTAGGCCTTCACGCAGTATCTTAGATCCACCTACCCTAACGTTTATAATGCCGTTGTAGTAGTCATCTGTTTCTAATACCCTACGTTCAAACTGTTCTCTTGCCTCTAAGTAACTTGCTATGCCTCTTGATTCACAGTAATATAGTATTTCTCTTGTAAACTTGTCTTCGCCTAATTGTTGTACGTCCTGTTGTAGGTGATCTGATGAACCCCAATAGTCCTTCCAGTCACTTTCAACTTTACTTCTACGTTTATTCTTCTTACCTTTAAGAGGTGGTCTTGTTTTTTTAAACTTTGCTAGTTTCTTACCTATGTATTTTCTATTGTTGGTTGTGTTCGTGATTAGATACACGAATGCTTCACAATCCTCTGGTAATGTTTCTATTGATTTGCCCTTATATGTCCATTGCATATTGATACTTACTCAGTATCACTGCTAGACGTTTCTTTTTTGGCTTTGTACTCTTCTATGATCTCAACTCTACGGTCGCTACACAGTCTACGTATCTCACTTAACCATTTTCTTGCCGATCTTTTGGTACGTTCGCTCTTGCGTATTTCCCATGCTTCGTTGGCCTTGTAATATTCCAAATATGCTTTGGTTAGTTTATCGTGTGTATCGTCGTTGATCATTGCATTATTTCAACATCATTGTCATATGACGTAAATCCGTTTTCTTTAATAACTTTTAGTACGTTAGTTACACGACCAGCAAGTTCTTCCTTGTGCGATATAAGGTAAATGTTCTTCTGACGTTCTCTACCCATCTTCTTAAGAACACTCATACTGTTTTCAACACCATTTGCATCCATACCACTATCAACCAACTCATCAATAAACAATAAGTTGATGTTTTGATATAAACTTTCCCACACATCACGGAATGCCCAACTCATACCAAGTATAAGTCTATTACGTTCACCTCTACTTAGGTTATCAAAGTCTAGATCCTGTCCTAGTTGTGTTATTTCAACACTTAGATCGTTCTTAAACACCACTGTATGCGGAAGTCCTAGCTTGTCTAAGTAGTATGTAAGTCTGTTGTTTAGGTATGCTAAATTCTGGTCTATGATCTTCTTACGTATAAAGCTGTCTTTGTTTGTTAACAGTTTGTATAAGAAGTCCATGTGGTCTTTTGTGCTATTAAGATCGTTTACGGTATCCCAATTAACTTCTTGTATTGCAGTTTTCTCTAAATCATCAATCTGTTCTTGATATGGATCTAGTTCATCTGTCTTATCTTGTAAGCTCTTTGTTAAACTATCAACGTTACCTCTGTGTTGGTATGCTTCTTTGGCAGTTTCATAGAATGTATTAGGTTTAGAGTCAAGGTCACCAACCTCTTCGATCAGCTTTTCTACCTTTTGTAGTTTGTCTGCCATGCTAGTTTGATAAACATGAGCATCACCATAATCCTTTTGTAACTTGTCTTTCATTTCTTCAAGTTTGTCGTCATGTAGTTCTTGACCACAAGCATAACACTTGGCACTTTCTAGATCATCCAAGTCCTTACCAAGTTTGTTTACATTGTTATCAGCTTGTTCCAATGCACGTTCAACTGTTGACTTTTCTTTTTTAAGGTTGTTAAGATGTTTTGTGCTTTCTTCCCACGTTTTTAGTTTTTCGTGATCTTCTAGTTCATTGTCGATGTCTAGTTGTTCTAGTTCTTTAATTGCTTTTGCAAGTTTATCACAGTCTTGTTTGTTTTGTGCAATCCAAGCCTTGCGTCTGCTGTGTAAACGTTCAATGTTTTCTTTAATCTTTTCATTACTGCTTGTTACTGCTGATATCCTAGCATTTTCTTCAGTAAGTTTATCTCTAGTAATACGTGTTTGTTCTCGTAACAAGTCTGCCTTCTCAGAAAGTATTGTAATACCAAGTAACTGTTCTATAATAGCACGTTGGTCATTGTTTTTCAGTGCTAAGAAGGGCTCTGTGTAAGTATTAAGTGCCACAATATGCTTAAACATATCATGACTCATACCTAGCAGTTCATTTATGTCTTGTTGTGTTTTACGACTATCACCTTGTGACTGATCTGTAAGCTCTTGTTCTTCATTATTAATAAAGAACTTCATAGTGTTAGGCTTACGGCCTCTTTCAACTTTATATTCCTTGCCGTCTTTGTCAAATGTTAGTGTAACCAACATTCCTTTATTATTAGTTTTGTTAACTAGGTTATCTTTTCTAATGTTCGTTAGTGCTTGGCCGTACAGAGCATAAGACAATGCGTTAATTATTGTAGTTTTACCTGTACCGTTACGTGAACCAGAATCGTCACCTCCTTGATCTAAGTTTTCACCAAGCACTAACGTTAGTTGTTGTTTGTTAAAGTCGACTGCCTGTGTAGTATTACCCACACTCATAAAGTTTTTTACTGTAATGCTTTTTATCTTAATCATCTTTGTTCAAATCTCTATATATGCTCAGTAGTTTTGCTTTGTCAAAGCTGTCTGAGTCTATTGCTTCAATCTCTTTTGCGACAATTTCGTCCACACTTTCAAACTTTGTGATATCAATGTCTGAATTTATTTCATCATCTTGTGTATTAGGTATAAGACTAATTTCTCTACAGTCATAATCCTTCATAAATGTTTCTTTAATGAAGTTTGCTTCTTCATAACTAATAGGCAAGTCTAATGTAACACGTAGATACATTTTACTTTTTATAAGTGTGTCTTTCTCATCTAATAATCTTGAAAGTTTTACTGTTCTATACTTCGGACAGTTCCACCAGTTGATATATTGTGGTTCACCACCAGCTTCAAGTATCATCATACCACGTTCATCATCCCAAGCATCTGCGTAATTGTGAGGAAGAGCATTACCTATATAATGAACTGGACCTTTTACTTGGCGTTTATGGAAGTGACCACTGAATACATAGTCTTGGTTCTTGAAATGATCTGCTTGTAGTTCACCTGTGTCAGGCATCTGTACCATAGCATTCATATAAAAGTTTGGAAGTTCAAAGTGACCAAATATGTATTTGCTTTTTATCTTAGGAATCTTTTTCCATTCATCACCAACCAACCAAGGTATAAGTGTAGTATCACCTTCGGTCATCATTTCGTTGACCATTGTAATACCCGGTATGTGTCTACCGAAGTCAATTGAATTAATATCTCTTTTGTCTTTGTAATATAGATCGTGGTTACCAGGAAAGAAATAAAACTTTTCAAAAGCCTTTCCTAGTTTCTCAAGGCTTCTAATAGTTGCGTCCATTGTAGTAATGTTCAAACTATTTCTATTATGATGCCAATCACCACAAAAGATTCCGGTCTCACAACCGTTTTCTTTCGCCTGCTCTATATACCAATCAATGAATTCTTCACAATCATCATTATGGATCTTAGAGTTACTCTTTAATCCAAAATGGATATCTGTAAATACTGCTACTTTCTTAAACAAACCTAATCCTCACCGTTAATATTACTATTGTACACGAAAAACGTGCATAAGTCAACACTATTTCTTATCAGAACTTTCTTTATTGTGTGCTTCAACAGATTTTTCCCACTGACCCTGATTTTGTCTAGTAAAGGAAGGATTCATATGATTCATTTCAAGTATGTCATCTCTAATATTTTGATTACGTTTTTCAATGTTAATAATTCTTACAAATGAATTAGTAACCGCCGCCGTGTAATAAGCAAACGGGTTATTAGATTTTGATTCATCGAATTGCAAACCAATCTGTGTTAGTTGGAGTATTGCTTGACCTTTCATCTCGTCATTATAAGTGTAACCTCTAACGTTACCTCTTGTTGCATAACGTTCACAAAGCTTCATCCACATCAAAGCCAACTTGTTTGTAGCTTGTCCGTGTGCCTTGTTAAATGATCCGTTCTCCATTCCGCCTTCCCAATGGCTTTTACCAACCAATACTAGGTTATCCTTGTCATCAAACTTGTAATGCACAAATGGTGGAAAATTAAGTTTTGTCTTGGTATCTGCTATCGTTTTAGGATTTTTCTTTCTACCTTTTTCTTCTGGAACGTGATCATACGTCATAACTCTGAATATAACGTTGGTTTT